ACGGCTACGGCTGACAACGGTATTGACCATCGCGGTGAGCTTGGCCCGCTCAGCCGGGTCGCCTTCCTTGATACTATCATAGGCCGCTTCGATCTGCGTCTGGATTTTCCCACCGAACGTAACCTTGGGCAGCTGGCCAGCATATTGCCCCGCCGAAGTCCGGAATACGCGCAGCACGTCCGCCGACTGGCCGGTAACCAACTCAGCGTGGATGAACTGCTTGCGCAGGCTGCGCTCCGGCAGCGTCATAAGGTAGGTCTGGTAGAGCCTGTCCTTCATGTTCTTGCGGAACCGCGCAGCGTCCTCGGCACTCCCAGCTTCGGGAGATTTCGTCTCGTCGATAGCAGCAAAGAGCTTAGTGAGCAGGAAGCCCTCTTCGGTCATGTTGTCGCGCAGGTTCTCCATCCCGTCGAGACGAGAGAAGACTGCGTTGTACTCGTCGGTACCACGCTCCAAGCCCAGCTGCTTAGCCCGCGTCGCCTCAAACTCATTGCGCTCGCGCGCAGACTCGAAGTGGTAGCGCTCACGCTCCGACCGCTTATCGGCCTTCACCAGCAGGGCGTAGTTACCGAAGCGGCGGAAGGGGAAGTACTCAGTGGGGAACAGACTCTCGGGCACACCCTTATGGTCGCCATCTTCCACGACGGCGTCTGCGTCCACGTCACCGCGCGCCTCGCGGATGAGCTTCTGGGTAGCAGCCTCGTTGAGCCCCAGATTGCGGATGTCCTCGTCCTGCGCGGCACGAAGGGCGGTGTACATGTCCTTATAGAACTGCCGCATCATCTTGTAGGTGTCGTGCCCGCCAGCCTGCTGTCCGAGCTTATCCCACGCATCCCACGCAGCGTTGATCTCTTCCTTACGCTTCTTCTCGCCCTTGGCGTTCTGGTCTTGGACGTGGCGCTGCAGCACCTTATCCTTGGCCAGTGCCTCGGCGCGACTGGAGTGCTCGGTGACGTCCACGCGGTTGACGCGCGCGATAGTCATCATAGCCGAGAGCTCAGCCTGCCCGTGCTTGTTGACGAACTTCTCGACCTCCTTGACGCGGCGGCGCATCGCGCGCTCCATCGAGGTGCGCATACCACGCATCTGCTGTTCGAGCTTAGCGATACCCTCAACGATAGACCCAAGGCCGGGGCGGATTTTAGTGATCGCGTCCCTAATCCACGACGTCGGGGTGATAGCCAGCGTAGCCGGGCGGAAGCCTTCGCTAACCGCAGCTTCTACGAATGCCTTGCGCTTCTCAGCCGCCTCCAGCTTCGCCCCCTCGGACGCCTCATCGAGACCCGAGGTAAAACCAGCTGCGTCGTTAGCCAACTGCGCTTTCGCTACACCCTTGTTGATCTTCTCCTTGGGGGTATCGGCTCCTTTCTTCTGAGCAGCCCCATAGCTGAGCTGGTAGTTAGGGTCGCCAGTCGCCACCCGCGCCAGCTCGACGTCGCCAGTGTATAGCATCTGGTTGCCGATACGGAGCACTTCGGCAAGTGCGGAGTCGCTCTTAGCGGACAACCCAAGGATACTGCGGACAACTTCAATGAAGCGCTGGAAGATTGTATTCTTGCCGCGCGAGTACGGCACGTTGTCGAGGTATTCCATGACGTCGATATTGGACAGCGTCCAAGCGAGCAGTTCATGCTCGTTATCGAACGTATTGGAGTACTTCTCTAGGAAAGTACGCTCAACCGGGTGCAGCTCCTCACCGGACTCCTTCCGATTCTCCATATGAGCACGGATTTCAGACAGCACGTCGCGGAGGTCCTGCCCAAGACGTGCAGTGCGAGTGCCTGCCACATCAGGGCTCTTGGCCAGTTCGATGTACGGCATAGTCGCCGCGTGGACGAACTCGTGCAGCAAAGTCTCATAGTTCGTACCCGAAGGCAGGCCCGTGCCAGTGGGCACGATGTATACAGTTATCGTGGTACCTTCGATGTAGGTAACCCCGAGAGCACCGTCTTCGATATCGGCACGGATGTTGTCCGGCACAGCGGCCAGATCATCCACAATCCGTAGGTCGGTCTCCACGCCGAAATTATACAGACGGCGTAGTGCTGTGCGGACGCCGCGCGCAATAGTGGCAAAAGCCTTGTTAGGTGCGGTATCAACCAACCAGTCGATTACTTCGCTAGTGAGCTTACCGCGCAGCTCCGCTTCGACTTGCTCCGGTGTACGCGGGTCGTTCTGCGCAATCGTACCCTTCTGCGGGCGCTGCACGGTCGCCTCGCGCAGGGCAATCTGGATGTCGCGGCGCTCAGCCGGATCGAGGTCCTTGTCACGCAGGCGCTGGCGCATCTCCGCTACACTGGACTTACGGCCAGTGCGCTTCGCTTCGAAGGCTGCACGAGCCTCGCCGACAAGAGCCTTCTGCGCGTTATCGAGCCGCTGCTGGAGCTTACCCAGCGCAACTTCCATATCTGTCCGTTCCGGGTTGGGTTTGTCCAGTACGAGCTTAGGCACCTCGTTGACGCGCTGCTGCAGCTCATCGACTTGCTTCTGGAGCGCGATAGCCTCCACCCACTGGTTACGCCGCTCGATAGGCATAGCACGGAGGTCTTCCTCAGTCGCCGGAGCGCGCAGGATATCGAGTGTCTCGGCTACCTCTTGGTCGGTAATCTCCCGCGCCTCGCGCGCAGCTTGCAGGTCGAAGGTGAGGTCCTGTTGGGCCTTCATACCATCAGTCAGCTGCGCAGCGCCCTCAACCGGACGGCCACGCTGATTACCTTGGGTACCGCGTTGGACAGGGCGCGACCCACGCGCGTCGCCGGGAGCGACCTTAGTGATGGGTACGGGCGTACCCTGTTCTGGCAAAGAAACATCCAGAGGTGCAGGGGGAGCGCTCGGCGTTTCGAGGACGGGTTCTTCAGGGGTCTCCACCACTACGGGTTCAGGTGCGGGAGTAGTTTCCGCCGCCTCCATGGCGTCGATACCAAGCACGTCAGTGAGGGCGGCAGGTGCTTCGAGACCCGGATTGCGCGCCATCTTGTTGGCCGCAGCAGTGATCTCCTTGGGGGTGATTTCGACGCCCTCAAAGTCGGGACTGGCGAGCGCGGTAGCCAGCATCTCACGAGCCGCAGTGATGCGCTCCGGAGTGACCTTCTTCTTGGCGTCAGGCAGTGCAAGAGTTACCGGCGCAGCGGGCTCCACAACGGGCGCAGCTTCGGGCTGCACCGCTACAGGTGCGGCGGCTTCGGCTACGGGGGCAACGGCGCGATTACGGCGCGAACGAATATCCGCGACAGGATCAGCCTGAGGAGCAGGGGGCACCACGCCGACCTCAGCCAATTGCTCGGCGACTTGAGCCTGCGGGGTAACAGTCTCGATAGGCGGGATGATCGGAGCGGGCTCAACACTAGGCGCGGGCTCAGCCGTCCCGCTGACAACGGTGGATTCCGCAGCGGAGCTGACTTCCCCCTCACCGACCACCGGGGACGCAGGTGCAGCGGTAGGGCGCAGTGCGCCTATGGCCAACTGCGCGGCCTGCTCTTCCGGAAAACCATACATGGTTACGAACTGTGTAGTGAGAGCCTCGAATTCCGCCATCTGCTCAGGCGTAGTGAATACCTGAGCTGCCACCTCACGGAGATTAGGCGCAACGGGTTCCGCAGAGGGAGGTACAGGAGCAGGAGTATCCACGCTACCGCGAGCACCCAGCGCACCAATAGCAGCACCGGGGACACCACCCATAATGCTTTCGAGCGCGCCTTGCCCCGCCACCCCGCGCATGAGCGGGACGTCAAAGCCTTCACGTTGCGCGGCCAGATTACCCGCAAAACGTTCTTGTCCAGCCTGCAGGGCTTCGGGGATAGCTTCCGCCGCTGCCCCTCGCGCCGCACCGCCAAGCAGGCTGCGCTTGACCGCCGCTTCGGCGATCTCCCTGCCGAGCAAATTAGCTATACCACGTTCCAGACCGAAGCGCCCTGCGATTGCGCCAAGGGTACCGCCCAAAGCAATCTGATCAAAGTTACCTCCGAGATACGCCTGCGCCTCCTCCGCCATGGCCTTGGCGGCTTCCGGAGATACCCCCTTGTCGATAGCAGCCTGCTCAACGTTGTCGTAGATGCTGCCCTTGGCCGCACCCGCACCCATAGCGCCAGCAAGAAGTACGGGTGCAGCTGCGCCTTCAGTCGCAAGAGTTGCCCCGATGATGGGTGCGGCGCTACCCAACGTTTGCGCGGTCAGGGTTAGCGGAGACTTAGAGAACGCCTGCGCAGCGGCAAGGACCTGATCCAGTAGCCCCTTATCTTCGGCTTCGCGCATAATACGCTGGCCTTCGGCCAGATCGCCACGTTCTTCGGCGGACATCAGCGCACGCGCACCTTCAGACACGGTGTCGAAGAACCGAGATGCTACGTTGTCTGCACCGAACAGGTCAGTGACTGCGCCCAGACCTCCGGACAGACCTTGGATCGCACCGAGGCCGACGTCCGCCGTACCCATAACGACGTCGCCAAGAATAGGCACCTCTTCGAGGTAGTCCTCGAAGATAGTCTTAGTCTGACCGTTTTTATATTTGGTCTGAGCGACAAAGGCGATTGCCTGCTCTCGGGTCGCACCTTCTGGGGCGTTGACCCTATGCGTCTTACCGTCGGGCCCCTTAACAACGTACGTAGGCATGGGACTACTAGCCCTCCTCTACGATGCTAAAGCCCTCATACGACGGAGCAGGTGCGGCAGTGCTAGACTTAGGAGCTGCGGGCGGAGCGGACGGGAAGCCGGAACCACCACCCTTGCCGAGAATCTCGGCAGCTTCCTTGTAGGAACGAACCATGATCTCTTCCGCCGCAACACGACCTTTGGGGTTACCATAGGGGTGCGTGTACTTACCCTGATCTTGCAGAAGCCTGTAGCGATTGAAGAGCGCCATGGCCACGGTGTCGAGATCACCACCCTTACCGCTAGCGCCACTCTTGGCGAGGGCGGACTTAGTCGCGGCGTCGAGCTCTGCCATAGCCAGCTCCTTGGCTTGCTTAAGCTCTTCGCGCTTCAGGCCCATGGTCTCCTCGAACTGCTCTTGCTGAACACCGACCTTGTTCATGTCGATAGCGATACCGAGCAGCTCGCGGTTCTCCTTGCGGCTCTTGTCGTTCATGGCCTGCATCACGTCTAGCGCGCGGTCCTTGAGCTGCTGGCGCTCCTTCTTCGACGCCTGCGCACCGGGCAACGCGGCTGCGGCGGCTTCGCCGACAGCCTGCAGGAGGAAGGGCGACTTGGACGACGCCATGTTGAACCCGATCTGTGTGAGGGTCTCCCACATATCGGCCTTGCGCTGCTCTTCGTAGAACTCAGGCGAAGCCATCTCTTCAGCACGCGCCAACACGCGAGCCTCGACCTCCCGTTCCTCCTCAGTGGGGCCGAACCGCGACTGCAGTGCACCGAAGATATCCATGGGGGCCATAAGACGCCCATCGGCGGTATTGACGTCGCGTTCAGGGAGCTCCCCAGAGTCCTTGCTGCCGCTGTAACGCCGTGCGATGTCTTCTTGGTACTTACGGGTTTTCGGACCCCATAGCTTTTCATTGGGTCCGGCAAAGTGATACGCGGCGGCACGGCTGAGATCGCCGCCGCTGAACTCAATGAGTTCGTCAAGCTGTGCGTCCATCAGCGCTTCCTGATACGCTTTGCCTTCATCAGTGCGGGCTTTGGGGCCAGCCAGAAGCTCAGGCCGGTAGGGCACACCTATGCGCTTAGCCAACCCCTGAGCGGTATCTGGCATAAACTGATACGCGCCCATAGCCCCGCTCCCTTCGCGGTTGGTAACGCCATAGTCACCCCCGCTTTCCTGCGCCATCAATGCACGGCGCAGCCGTTCGCGGTCGATACTACCCCCATCAGCAAACGCCACAATACCGCCGCCAGCATAGCTGCCGTCGAACCCGCCGTTGGTCGGCTCGTCGAACATAGTATCGGGGACAGGGAGTGAAGCGAGACCACCATCAGCCATGCCCATCGGCGGAGCGCCGGGTGCGGGCATAGGCATCGGAGGAGCCCCCATCGGGGGTGCCATGGGCGGCGCACCTGCGGGAGAGGTGCTACCAAGACCACCGGCAGGGGAGGGGACTGCCGGTGCGGGCGGCGCGCCGCCCATGACCTGCTGTGCGACCGTCGGCGGACTAGCGCCTTCCTGTGCCTGAGGGGCACGCATACGGTCGATAAACATACCTGCAAGTACGCCAGCAGTAGGGTCTACTATACCCATCTGCATCGCTTGCGCAATCTTCTGCTTATCGCCAGCGTATTCCTTGGCGATATTCTCAGGCGACTGGATACTGAACGGCTTAGCCACTTATCCCTCCTTAGCTGCCGAGAGTGCGCGACAGGCCAAGCGCGCCAAGCCCAGTACCGAGAATTTGCGATGCCATAGACGGCGGCGGTGCGTATGTCGTCTGCGTTGTGTTGAGCTGCATCGGAAGCCCACGAAGCAAGTTGCTGTACTGGCCTAGCATCTCCATCGGGAAGTCGCGCTGCCGCAGGAAGTCGGCGTAAGCCTGATCGAGGTACTGCTGCTGGAGCCCACGCTGTTCCGCCGCAGCAGTACCCTGCGCCTGAAGGCGCTGCAGGTTAGCCTGCTGCTGGTACTGCCCGAGGTTACCTAGCGTCTGACCCATTTGGCCAGCCAACTCCAGCCCAGCCAGCCCCTGCTGCGCGCCGAACTGACGCGACTGCTCTCCGAGCCGCTGCGCTTCAAGACCCATCTGCTGGTTAGCAAGCGCCGCTCGAAGTGCCTGATCGGCGTTGAGCCCTTGTGTCTGAAGCTGTGCTGCGAGGTTCTGCACCCGCGCCTGAGAGTCGGCGTCGAGGTTAGCAAGCGCAGTCTGCATACCCGTCTGGGTACCGAGCTGCTGGACGCCAAGCGCAGCCTGCAGGTTAGCCTGCTGTGCGGTCATACCCGCCGAGCGGTCACGTTCGAACTGCTGCTGGGCGTTCTCGAAGGCACTCTGGAGCCCGCGCGCCCGGATGTCGCTCATCCGGTCAGCGAGATCATCCTCACGCTCCATCGACGCGAGCAGCTGACGGCTACCTCCGTACGTACCTTGGCGGGCCGCGCCGAGGTCCTGATTGATCTGAGCACGGCGCGCGTCTGACACGGCGCTACGCAGCTGGGGCTCCAGCGCCTGCTCCATAAACGGCGACATATACTGTGTCGCCTGCTGAGACCCAAACTGCTGCGGGGTCTGCATCTGGAAGTAGTTAAGCGACGGGTTGTATCCCGTCTGCGCAGCCGTCATGCCGGGAGCGTTGTACTGCTGCCCCTGCACCTGCCCCGCGTTGAACTGGCCGGGGGTGTAGTTCTGCCCCATACCCAGCGCCTGCTGGCCAGCCTGCTGCGCGAGAGCCGAGCCGGTAGAGAACTGCGTGGGGTTCTGCAGACCCAGTACGTTCTGCTGGACCTGTTCCTGAGCAGGTGTGAAACCAGCGATACGGGGGGCATTGTACGGGGTGTACTCTTGACGCAGGTTGCCTTCCGCACGCTGCATCAGCTGCTCGAAGTACGGACGCGCGTACTCCGGCAGGTTGGACGTCGTGGACGTTACGTTCTGCTGGGTAGGTGCACTGCTGCCGCCGCCACTCATTTCAGCTTCTCCCGATACGCTTCAAGCGTCTCATGGTGAGTAAAAAAATGGCGTACTTCCATACTAACCTCACGCATATAGTCGCGCCCCCGCGCAAGGTAGATCACATACGACACGAACTCCATATACCAATCTCTAAGCACATAGGCAAAGACTTGGTCGTTCTCGTCGCCTTTCTCTAACTCATTGGCATCCAGCCATGCGTTGATGCCGGTAATAAGGATGGGGATGAGCTGCTGTTTGAACGCATCGAAGAACGGATTCAGAGGGAGTTCTGTCAGCAGCGAGAAGAGCACCCGCACCGCGTGGTCTTCACCTACAGGCTTATCCTTGTCCACGATGTCGTCGAAGAGTTCGCAGGCATCGGCAAAAGCCAAGATGAAGTTGATAGCGTTAGCGTCGCCGATCCACTCCTGCAGTTTCTGGTTGCGCAGCTGCTGCCACTCTATGGAGTCGAACTCCAGCCCGTGCTGGCCGATCATGCAAGCCCCCTACGCAGGCCAGTGTCCTGCCCACGCTTCGCCTTCTTGCGCGCGTTATGGGCCTTGTCCATCATGGCATAGAGCTTCTGGGTGCCCCGCTTGTCGCTACCCCCGCCAAGGCGCTTCACGGCTTCGGGAGAAAAGATAACCTCATCCCGAGCTACACGCGCTTCTTGTGTGCCGCCGATGCTCGCCTTGACCGAGTCGCTGACCCCGTCTCCGGGCCCACGCACAGGACGCCCGCCCATGCGCGACAACATCTCGATCCCTGCGTTACTGCTACCGTTGCCGAGCTCCGAGACAGTACGCGCGTCAACTACGAAAGAGCCGTTATCCATACGCACCGCGCCGCCATCCGCGTACTGGTTCATCTGCGCGTAATCACTCTCGTTACGGATGCTCGAACCACCGGGGAAGATACCCATAGAGGTGCCACGATTCTTGCTGGTTAGCTTGCGGACCAGACTGGGGGAAAGACCGAGGTTGGGCAATACCTCGCCGCCAACACCGGCTTGGGGTGCGGGAAAAGGCGACCTAGGTGCGCTCTGGTTGAAGTTATGCATCGTCTCGCCGCCGACAGGCGGAAGCACGCCAGCCGAGGGGGCGCTGGGAGTCGGATACATAGACGCCGTGATCGCACCGGGGTTCTGCGATTGATACATAGCTACCAGCGAATTGAAGTCTTGGGGTTGCGAGCCGACCTCGCCACCTTCCGCATAACCACGCTGGCCGTAGAGCGGCACAGGGTCAGGGTTGGACGGGGTGAAATAGCTGAACTCCGCGCCTCCGGACTGGCGCATCTGCTCCGGCGTCTGGAACCTGACTTCACGCTTGCCGGGACCCATCGGGACGTAAGGAGTAGTTTTGTCTTCTTCCGGAGTCGGCATGGTGGGAGCCGTCGCGTCAGAGACCGCGCCGAGGACCGAGCCACCGGCCAGCATGGGGAGGCTCTTGCCCAGCATCCCTGTCTGGCCGAGCGACGTAGCGTTGGCGAACTTACCGAGGAAGCCCGGAGCCTTGGAAGCAGCCTGCCCAAGCGCCGCAGAGCCGGAAGGCGCGACAGAGGCGGGGACTGCAGCGCCAAGCCCAGAAGCGCCGGAAGCCAGCGCACTACCTGCAGCACTGGCGGCCTGACCGCCCATCATCCCTAGCGCGTTATTCGAGATAGCCCCGCCAAGCCCCGCAGCTTGGCCGAGCCCGGCACCGCCGAAAGCCTCAAGCCCCGCCATGAGCCCCTTGCTAAGGTCACCAGTCAGCGCCGCCTTGCCTGCCCCCACACCCAGACCCATAGCCCAAGTAGGCAAGCCGAATGCAGCACCGGCAACACCCAGAATAGTGGGAAGCAGACGCCCCAGCCACCCAGCTTCGGGGAGGCCGGTCTTGGGGTTGATCGTAAGCGAACCACCAGCCGCCATGGCGAGGCCCTGAAGGCTGTTAACCTCATCGGGTGTCATGTGGATAAGCACGGAGTCATCTCCGCGACCCATGCTCTGCAGCTGCTCAGCCATCGGGTTGGCGGAGGACGACAGACCCGAGAGCGACGGCAGGCCACCGGAATTACCGGGTGTCTGGCTACCCAGCACAGGGGGATTGCCCTGCTGGCTATGCGTGCCTCCTACGGGAGTGTACGGAGACGGGGCAGCTTGTACGTCCATAGTTCTTCCTACCTTATGGCTACGCTTATAGCGGCAAACACTTTAAAACCAAAGTCCCGCATCACACAGACTTCGATACGAAGTTAGCCTGTACAATCGCAGACGGCGTTGCCGGAATGGCCGGAGTTACACCCGCCGAATATGCTACAGCAGGCAGATGCTCCATAGTTACGTTGACGTCTGATACCCGCCACATAATCTCGACATAGACGTCCACAGCTTCCGCGAAGCCGGTGAAGGACGTAGTGGCAATCAAATATGATGGGTCGCCAGTAGACTTGCGGGGCGGGATAGTGAACTTACTGTTGGAGTCGGGCACATCTACCGCACCGGTACCGTTGTTATACCGGAACCAGATGTCAATCTCTTGCAGGTCGTTGGTCGTATTCTTGAACGACAGGCTGTAGGTGACTGTATAGATACCCGGCTTGGAGAAGGTGATACGCGTGTCGTTTGGGCCGCTTATGTAGATGCCGTTGGTGAAACTCGTACTTTCGAGTTCAAGGGTGTAGGCTTGGTCGATTGCCGCAGCGGTCTGGTCCACCATGCTGTAGAACTGGTTGTAGGGAACGTAGACTTCGCTCCCATCCCCGTGGAAAACGCCGCCGTAGAAGTCATCCGCCGTGTAGGCAGAGGCGTTGTTAGCGGCGCGCGAGTCCAGCTGAGAGAAGTAGGTCTCCAACACACGGATGACCTGCCGCATATACTGCGGGTCCCACTGCGCCGGAGGGCCGGGCAGCGGAGCGGCCCGGAACTTGTCCATCGCCATAGCTAGCTCCTACGCCCGTCAGGCCGCACGTCGATGCGCGGAGCACCCAACTGCCACTGAGTGCCTGCGTTTTCTGACATAACCTTGAGTGCCATCTGACGCGCACGGACACGTATAAACACCTGATCGGTGAACCTGCTAACCGACGTCTGGATTACGCGCTGCGTGTCCGAGGGGTCCACGCGGTACGCCCCACCGGGGAAGTCACGCGGGCGTATCTGCAACGTAAGCTCCGGAGTGGGAGTAACCGAACCCTCGAACTGGATGTCAGGAATAAGCCTGCGCGCCAGCATAAACTGGTCGCCGTCTTCGAGGTCGAAGTCTGAAGACTGAATGAAGCTCACCATGGCTACGCCATCGGCGTCCACCCCGTTCTCGTGGGAATACAGGAACCCGTCACCAGTGGTGACCGTGGTGCCGTTCACAGTAACCGAAGTGTTAGTCGCTTGAGGATACCTACGTAGCGCAGTATCCAGCCACGACGTACGCTCCATACTACCGTAGTACCACACACGCTCTAGGTGATTGTACACCACATAGGCATTGTTAACGTCACTGTCGGCAGTGGGGTAGAACCACCAGACCTCGTTCCACTCCTCGTTCGTACCACAGACTACTTGGTCTGCCTGCCCGAAGTTGAAATTCTTGAACACGTGGTTACGCAGGGTGCAGGGCAGCGTCTCGACGCGGCCCGTGTAGGCGTAGAACTTATCCTGACCCATCCAGTAGGTGATGTTGGCTGCGGAAGCCACCGCACGGGGGGACATGATCGAAATGTTATCCGCGTACTCCTGCAGCCCGAACACATCAGAGGTGCCGAGAAACTGGAGAGTGTAGAGATTGGTATCGGTCCAGATGAGAGTTTCCTGACGCGTAGGCAGAGCGCGCACAATACGCGAACCACGAGACACCCTCAGGTCACCAGCCGTGTTGGTCTGCGACGGGGTCCAGTCTCCGGGAGTATCCTGATCTGCCCAGCGGATAAGCAGCGGGTCGAAGTCGTCTGGATTGGTAGAGCCGAACGGTACAGCGCCAAACGCAATGAGGTGCTTGTCCTGCTGGGACACCAGCATCTGCATGACCTTCACAGGCACTGCGCTACTGGAGAACCCGGAAGCAGTCGCGTAATCCTGCAGCGTGATCGCATGGGTGCCTAGCGCAGTAGCCGGGTCGCTAACGAGCCCACGCTCCCACCAGTAGGCCGCGCCGTTCCGGATATTCATTACGAGGTCGTTGTCGAAGTTATCGAACCACCAGTCGCGCTGGGGGAGATTCACGCCGCCCGTAGTGGCCCCGAGACCCCATGCGTTACGCCCCCAAGTCCCAGTGCCCCAACCCACGCCAGTCACTGAGATAGCGTTACCCGGAGTAATCTCAGTAGCAACGGTGAAACTCGTACCGCTCACCGACGTCGTCGAAGACGCCGCAGTAGTTGTGGTGAACGAAAACGAGTTGGCCCCAAGCACAGTGACGACATGCACGCCGTTCAGCTCCCCGATGGGGATACCACCGAGAGCAGATACGAAGCCAGCTACGAGAACAGTGTCCCCCGTAACCATCCAAGACGGAAGTGCTGTTGCAGTAGTGACGGTCACCACCGCGAATGTATTGGTTACCGCGAAAGTGTTAGAGCCCGCGAGGGGGTCGTCGAACGGCGTGATATTGTAGTAGTAGCCGCCGTTTTCGATGTACACTTTGCTGTTGGTACCGAGAGCCAGAAGGTCATCCGAGAATGTGGTGACCCAATTCCACATCTGCCTGCACACACCGGCAAACGCCGTCGGGCTGCTCTTGATCCAACCACCGATCTTCTCGGGGTATCCGGAACGAAACCTGACCTTATCGCACTCGTACCAACCACCCTCGTTGGAGTAATCAGTCTGGTCGCGGTTGATCCCCGGCTTAAACTGGAGTTTGATAAAGGCCATATTACCTCAGCACCACCTAGAAGATGTCTACCGCAACCGTGATACGCGCGGTGGCCAATACAGTAGTCGTGCCGATTTTGCGAATCTCAATATCCAACGCGCCAGACTGAGAACCCACTATAGAGCGGGTGCTCTCCCAGCTACGATTCGTGCCTAGGGAAAGCCATGAGCCCACCGTACCCGAAGTGATGCTACCGGCGACAAGAGTCGCCCTACACTCGAAAGCGGGCATACCAAGCTGAGGGTCGATCCAGAATGCACTAGGGTTACCTGTGGAAGAAATAGACCCGTCGCTACCCAAAGTATACGTCGCCGTAGCCGTTGCCGGGGCAAAGTCAGAAGCATACGCGTTGCTGTTGCTGAGAGAGACAGCCCCTTCCCCGACGCTCCCGAGCAGGAGCATTTGCATGACGCTCATCAGGTAACTCCCGGTCCAGCAATAACGGCTTCTGTGCCGCTATCGAACAGCACTGTGGCCATACCCCGACCGGCCAGCGTCCGGTTGCCGGTACTGGTAGTACCAGCGAAGTACAGGGTGAGACCCCCACCCTGAGTGATTGTGATGGGGGAGCCCGTGCGGTTATAGATAGTCACGGCGTCACCCTCAGTGAACACACTGCTAGGCAGCGTAACACCGCCGTTCGCAGGGATGTAGTACCCAGACTCGGAAGCAGTGAGCGTACCGCTAGTGGTGCTGGAGCGCGGAATCCTGCGTGTGCCGATCTCCAGCCCGTTGATGGTAGCCCCGACGGCCACGGATGTAACGGAACCCGACAGGGTGATGCTGCCCGAGGAGGTAACTGTGCCCGAGAGGCTGAGGCCGTTCGCTGTGCCGGTACCGGAGACCGACGTGACGGTGCCCACACCGGCCCCAATTGCAGTACGGAAGTCGGCAGCGTTGAGCGCGCTCACCGTGTTATCCGCGTTGAAACGCGGGAAGGTGATAGCCGAAGGGTTAGTCAGCACGAAGAGGTTGGCACCCACCGTGGATGCGCCGAGGTTGGTGCGCGCACCAGCAGCGTTGGCCGAGCCCGTGCCGCCGTTGGCGACGGGGAGTGCGCCTGTTACAGCAGTGGTCAGGTCCACCCCGGTAAGCGTACCGCCGAGCGTCAGACTCCCTGAGGTCGTCACAGTGCCAGTGAGTGTAAGGCCGTTTACCGTGCCAGTACCAGAGACCGAAGTGACCGTGCCAGCCCCGACGCCGATAGCGGTGCGGAAGTCCGCCGCGCTGAGAGCGCTCACCGTATTGTCTGCGTTGAACCTAGGGAACGTAATAGCCGAGGGGTTGGCCAGCGTGAAGAGATTGGCACCCACCGTAGTCGCACCTAGGTTGGTACGCGCTGCGCTAGCAGAAGTAGCCCCTGTGCCGCCGCTCGACACCGGCAGTGCCACAGTGAGTGTGAGCCCGGACAGATGAGTGACGACGTCTACGACGTTAGTGCCGTCAGAATAGACCCACATCGTCGAGCTGGGGGGTACGGTAACTCCGCTCCCTGCCGCAGTCTTCACTACGATGTTATCCGCACAGTCGTTGCGGATAATAAAGGACTTCTCGATAGAGGGGACGACGAGGTTGCGCGACAGACCGCCAGTCGTGCCAGTGCAGCGTAGACGGAGGTTGCGCGCGGTCTGGGGTGTGTTGGCGTCTGTAAGCGACAAGGTCACGTTCGCACTGGCGAAAGTAACGTCTGCAGAGCCAGCGATAGCCTCTTCGAGTGCCTCCAGATTGAGATTGGTGATGTCCCCCCACGTGGTGTCGTTCTCACCCGTGGCCATGAGCTGGATTTTGAGGTCGCTGTAGGTGCTAGGCATCGTCAGTCCTTGGCCTTGGGGCAATCTTGGTTATGCTCAGTAATCTTCTTAGCATGAGAGACGAAGTCGGTCACGGACATACCACGTTTCATTAGGTTACAAGTGGCGCAACAAGCAACGCAGTTACCGCTAGTATACCCCAAAGAGTTATCTACGCGGTCTACTCCGTTGTACCAGAAATCTTCTTGGTGTTTGCCACGCGCCTTAACTAGCGAAGCAGGGGGAGAGCCGCAGTACCTACAGTCTTGGCCTAACATTACCGCAAACTCCTCTCTGGTCAGGGAGAAAACTCGCCCCATGCGCGCGGCGTTCTTTACGTATTGCCCAAACCTCAAGTTAATCGCAGCAGCGTGATCGGGGAGGGTTCTGAACCCTCTGCTATGTCCACAAGACACAACTTTTGTATTACGGAGGGTCGTACCCAACATACTCTTAGTTTTACCGCACGAACATATTACCATCCACTTAGGGCGCGGTTTGCTGTTCGGGGGCGTGCTGTACCCGGCGAAACCAAGAACGCGCATTTCGCCGAAGACCATACCGGTAAGGTCTTTAATGCGTGGCGGTGTGGGTACTACTTCGGGCAATCTGGGGGGTCTCCACATACGCACGCCCACTTACTGTTGTGGGCTTCAACTTGTTTAACTGTCTCTGGCGTGTCAGCCTCGCTATCATAAGAGATCGGCTCGGCAATACGGCAGTACTCACTGACGCTTTTTACTCCGGTCAAACCGGGAACGCAGGCGCTCGTCGCGCTCAGGATCAGGGACATTGACAGCAGCCTCAGCTGCTTCGACGTTGCGGTCTGCAGCATCGTTGGCCTCCTCGATGGCTTCCTGACGCCCCGCCTGCTTATACTCGGCTTTATCCTTCTCGACGAAGAACCGGTGAATAAGCTCCAGCAGGAGCGTCAGGAACCGGATCACTCGGTGACTTCCTTCTTGCTGACGACCGACCAGACGGCGACAGCGATGGTGGCTACGGCACCCGCCAGAGCCTCGACAGTCGCGCCGTCGAGATAGCCCTTACCAGCGAGGAAGCCGAAACCCGCAGCTGCAATAGTGCGGATGATCCCGAAAAACTGGTCCTTGTTCATAGTAACCTCCTATGCTTCTGTTGTTGACTTAATACCACCGGTCATATGGACAGGGGTGCCGATGACAGGCTCACCACGAGGCCACCTAATAGCGGTGCAGCGCGCCTTGGCTATCTTGGCGATGTTTACCATGTTATTCTGGTTACCACCAAGTACGTAATAGTAGAGCTTATCCTCACCTACATAGAACCCTACATGGCCCCCACCCTTACGGGTGAACACGAGGATAGCGCCGGGCACTACGTGCGAGGCTCTGAGGTTAGCGCCCCAAAGACCCCACGAGCTGGCGCGCATCCACGTCTTAGGCAGCTCGAACCCATGCGCCGACATACACTCCGCGACGAACACACCGCACCAAGGCGTCTCATCGTCCATCCACCATGCTTTGAGCCGCCTGAGCCAGCCCATGATGGTGCTGTTGTGCCGCGCGCCGGGGATTTCCTTGACCCCGACATAAGAGCGCGCTGTTGTCAGCCAGCGAGGTTCGGCCATTATGCGATCCTTATAAGAGCAGTGTTAGCCGCGAAGGCGGGGAACACGATGGTGAAATCCTTAGCAACGACAGTCTTTTCCTCCCCGAAGTCCAGCACGCATACTGCCGGGTTAAGGAGAGGGATGTTAGAGTTGTTCGCAGCGGAAGGCGTGGTGTTGTATACAAGCGCGGCGCGAGCCGTCAGGGTCACATTAGGGAACGTGACGTTGGGAAAGGAGGTAAACGACACATCGCCGCCCGTAGAGAGAACCCCCATATTCGTCAGGGTCGCCCCGCCAGCAGTGTAACCCGCGCCGACACATTCCCCAGCGGTGGTGTACTGTATAGTGTCTGCGCCGAGAGAGGCTGCGGAAGTATACAGCGCAACCTTGAACACATCACCACCAGTCACCCGGAAATCATGCACGCCGAGCATGAGCTGGCGCTTGAACGAGGTGCAGAGAGTCTGGTTAATCATGCTACCTCACAGAGAAACGGGGTTGGCCAGAGCGGTACACGTCCTGCCGGTTCTTCCCCTCGCTGAGCACCTTCAGCTGCCCGAGCGCACCGAGATAGCGGCTGTTGTAGAGCTCGATAATATCGGGCTCCCCCTTCATGTACGTATACGCCTCTAGCAGTGCGCCATAGAGCAGTACCGTGTCGAAATTATCCCCAAGCCAAGACGTACCAGCATCCACGATAGACTCCGGATACTTGTAGTAGTGGAGTTCGTAGCTGTACGCATCGTCGGGAGTCGGCCCGAGCAAAAACTCACCGTCGTTGAAGAACGCGTAATGCACAGGGAGCGCTTCATACGACGGGTTAGGATACGCAGCCCGGATGAAGTTGACGTCCTTGTTGATGAGGTACTCATAGCGCCCATCAGCGTCGATCACAGCGAACGAGAAGTTGGCCAGCCAATCCGGAGGTACAGCAAGATACTGGTTACCCGAGGTCAGGGTCCCGGTGTCCACGTTGCGCGAGACTAGCAGCTCAACGTCGTTGTAAATGCGCTGCTCAGCCTGCCGGATAAATGTGTCGATCTGTCCCTTGGATGTCAGAGTAACGACGCCCGAGCCCGTGGGATCAGTCCACGAGGTATTGGGGAAATCGTTTTCAACGTACCCCTTAATCTTCTCGAACAGCGCGTCGTAGTCCATAGGTTAACCCATCTTGCTGCTGGCACGTGTGCCTTTAGTAGCTGCACCTGTGCCGCGAATCTCCTGCGTCTGGGTATTAGCGGCCTTGTTGGGGTACCCGCAGCAGTCAGGCATGGGTGCAGACTTAGGCTGGTTGTACTTACCGATGTCCTTGGTGTGCTTCATTGTGCCTATTCCTCTATCTCAACTGTGACTACGCCGAGCGTACTCTGCGCTTCTAGCATATTAACGAGACCCGACAAACCCAGAGGGTTATTAAGCCCAACAGGGTTCCAGCCCCACTGGATATCCCGGCTACCTTGGCTCGGGTTACCAGACGTATCTAGGCCGGATTGGTCGTAGCTCGTGTCCGGGCGCGGATTGCGAAGCGCCTGAGGGTCATTAACCGGATACATGCCTAGCTTAAGCTGCGGATGGTCCGGACTCCAACATTCCGGACAGGCTAGGATGTTAGTCCGCGCGTCATGCGTTAGGGAGGCACGTATGCCCACCAAGTTTGCTTCCGGCAAGAAGGCTATCGCGGAGTGCGATGTCTGCGGTCAGCGGTATAAGCTGAAGCAGCTAAAGAAGATTATAATCAAAACGAAGATCACTAACATCCTAGCCTGTCCGG